AGACGCACGTTGCATTCCATCTTTAATATCAGCAAGTTCTTTAGGCGTAATGGATTCATGCGCAAGTGCATCATTGATTGCCTGTGTTAACTTAGGCTTACCACGAGCAAGCTTTTGCTGCTCTAACAATGACTTGATTGCTTGAATCTTTTGTATACGACGAGACTCAGTAGCTTCGGCTAGTTGCTCAAGGTCAGGGAAATTACTTGGATCTAAAGGAGTAATAGCATCATTAAATTTTTCAACAGCTTTTTGTATTTGGCTATTGATTGCTTTCCATAACTTTACGCTACCCTTATCTCTTTCTCCAGCCGCAGCTTTTTCTTCGGGGGTTAATTTTTTGCGCCCACGAGTTTCAGGTTTAGCTTTTACGGCAGGTGTTTCATCAGTAATCGTACCGGGTTCAAGTCGTATCGGCTCAACGTTCTCGGCCACCACATCAGTGGATTTGCCTTTTAGTTCTGATGTTACTTGCTCAGCAGGTTGTTTCCCTTTTAATTTTTTAACTTCAGCGTCAAATGCACGACTGGCTGCGGTATTTAAGGCGTCCCAATTATCACCTTCTTTATAACCCTTTCCTACTAACGTATCCCCCATATTATTTTCGTAGGAATCAATTGCTTCTTGAAGGCTAGGGTAATCATTTACTTGGTCAAACGCAGAACTTGCATTTATACGAGCAATACTTTCAACTTCGGCTTTCTTTTCGGCAAAGTCTTTATCTTTTTGGTTTTCTTTTTGTTCAGCTTCTAATGCCGCTTCTAACTGCGCTGTTTCTTCATAGGAAGGACGACCTTGGTTTGGTATATCCCGAACAATCTTAGCAAAATCTTTGTCCCCCATCTGCTCATATTGAGCAGCAACACGTTTAATACGTGCATCAGTATCATTGAACGGAGGGGCAGTTGGGTCATTTTTGGTACGTTCTGCGTACGCTTCTTCAGCGGTGGGTTTTGGTGGGGTTGAGGGCGCTTCTTCTTTAGGCTCCTCATCCATAAAGATATTTTCTTTACTAAATAGTTCATCCCGCTTGGCAATTTGTTCTGGCGTTAATGCAGTGGGTTGTGTTTTTTCTCCAACATCAACGCTTGGAGCATTCTGTCCAGTAGAAACCACTCGATCTGACTTATTGACTCCAGCTCCTGTGGCGGTGGTAATCTCACCGGGTTGTCCAGCCACTGAAACGCCTGCTCCACTTGTTGAGGTGATAGGCTCTGCAACATTTTCTGCTCCTTTTGCTTCGATTTCGGCATCCGCATCTGCTTTTATTTCTTCAGTTACAATTTCAATAGCCATCTCCCTAGCATTTTCAGGGGAGACACCAGCAGATACTAAGTCTATAGCTACGCCTTTTACACGTTCAAAATCAATATCAACGCCTTTGGGTTTTTCTTTTTCAGTAAGAGGCGCTTCAATAATCTTAATTTGACTATCGTTAAGTTGCTGCTGACCAAGATTGGCGTATTGTTGCCGAGCGTTTCGTCCTTGTACAGCACCCGTAGTCGCACCAAGACCAAGACCCGCAATACCTTCTAGTACACCTTGTGCAATTACACCGCGCATAAGCGGAACATCATAACCTTCTCGGCGTAATGCAATGTTCTCGGATACCTTTTCTTGGCTACCTTGTAAACCCTCTGTGATAAATTCTTCGCCGCCAGTAATAGTCGCTTGTTTTACTGCGCCACGTTTAGCAACTTTTTTAAGTTCTTCGGAAGCTGTAGCTTTTAATGCCGCTTCAGCAGCTTCTTTAGATCCTTCGCGTTTAAGAATACTACCAGCAATACCTCTAGCTAAAGATGGCTCAAAACCCGTAACTGCGCCAAGACCACCAAGTGCGGCCCCTGTTAAAATCATGTCAAGGTTTTTGCCGTTATAAGCTTGAGCAAGCTCCGCACGTTTTTCAATCTGGTCGGGGGGCATATCGGTTTTTTCAAGTTCCCCTTTAACCGCATCATATATAGTACCTTTAACAGTACCAGCACCCATACCAATACCAACACCCGCACCAATAGCACGAGCAGCAAGTACGGACTCCCCACCTAATAAAGAAGCAGCAATCACTCCAGCCGAAGTGCCGAGCGCATTAGCAACAATGTCTACTGGTGCTACCGTAATGGCTTTAAGGCCAGCTTTAACTTGATCGAGTACGCCTTTATCTTTGGCTTCTTCCATGATGCGATGGACTTCTTGCGCATCTTGTTTTGACTGAGCACTGAACAACTCGCCAATATATCCTTCGGTAGACTTGAGTGCTTTAGATACTGGGTTGTTTGCACCAAATACATCGGCAAGCATACGCACACCAGCCACAGCACCTTGCCCAATTTGTAATGGTACGTCAGCTACTTGCCGTAAAACAGATTGATCTTGTGGACGTTCTTGTGCAACTGCGCCTCCAAATTGCGAAGCTAATTTAGAAAAGTCTAATTCTTTTGGTTGTTGTGGTTGCTGGGGCTCAACTCCACCACCAAATTTGGCAGCAAGATCATCGTATCCACCAGTTGAACCACCAAACTTAGAAGCAAGTTGGTTGTAGTCCATTATTTAATCCCTGCGGCTGCCTTAAATGCGTTAGCTGATTTTTGGTCTGGGAAACTAAAGACTTGTCCGTTAGGAGCTTTTACAGAAATTGGACTAGATGCGGCAGCCGGAGCAGAAGCGGCGGGAGGAGCAACGTTAGGAGCTCCAGCATCTGAAGACTTACCTAACATACTATTAATCATTTCATTTTCACGCGCCTTCATACCTGCGGCATCCTTGTTTTTCTTAGCTTCACGCCAAACGGGATCCGACAGTTTTCCAATTTCTACTTTATCTATAGCAGCAAGACGGTTCTTTAAGTCACCAGCTTCTGCGCGAGCTTCACCGGGATAACGACCTAAATCACTTGAAGCTTCTTTAGCAGCTTTAGCCATTGTTGCCGAATTAGGAGGTAAACCACTATCTACAAGTGCTTGATAAATAATACCTCTTTGTTTATCTAAATCAGTCGGTTTGTTAGCCGTAGCTGCATGAGATGTTGCTGTGATTTTAGCTGTGTCAATATGACCTAATACTTGCGCTCCTTTACCAGCAGCTTCAGCATTAAATTTAGCGCCTTCAACAACATTCTTACGCTCAATATCCTCAAGTGCCATTGCTTTATCTGTAAAGCCATCTTTACGAGCTTGTTTAGCAGCCGCACCAGCAATTTTGGCTTTCATTAATGCGTCTTCAGCCGCCATTCTATTGGCTTGTGCTTTTTCTGCGCCTTCTGCAACAGTACTAAGTGCGCTACCGTAACGATCTCCGGGGGTTACACCACTTTTCTGTAGCGCAGCCGCCGCACGTAATGCAATAAGCGGATTAGTTTGAGCATTCATACTTTCAATTTGCGCTTGGCGACGAGTAATATCTTGTGCAAGCAATGGATCAACTTCGTTTTCGCCATATAAATCTTGTAAGCCCGTACGTCTGCCAGTAACTGCTGCTTTATAGTCTTCGGGTTTTTGGGGCGTATATTCATACCCCATGCTTTTTGCAATCAAATCTTGCGTTGTGTATGGTTTGGGTTTAGGGGTTTCGCCGCCTTTATCAAAAGCCAATATTCCACCACCTGCAGCACGAACTACATCAACTCCGGGGGGCATAGCACTAGCAATACCGCGACGCATCGCAGCATCTTGAGCCATTTGTTCCATAGCCAACTGATAAGTATCCATATCGCCACGAGCCTGTGCATTACGTTGCACAACCGGAAGCATTTGAGATGGGACGTTGTCGACTGCGTATTCTTTAAACTCTCGGCTAGTAACACTACCACCACCTGCATAACCCGTAATTGCACCGCCAGCGGCTTTAGCTGGAGCACCTGAACTTGGTGTGCCAAACAATGAACTTAAACCATAAGCACCAAGCCCCAAAGAGGTAAGGTTTTGCATCCCAGTCGGCGCAGCTTGATAGACGGATGAACCCGTTTGAGTAAGTGGCGCGCCACGTACAATGTCAGAATAGAACCCAAGACGTTTGTATGGGTCGTTCTGTTCCGCCATAAAGTTTTGGTAGTTGGTATTAAGCACGTTCTGCGCTTGCTGCTGCTGTTGTAGACCCATTTGGTTTTGCAAACCAACAAGACCGACATTTTGAGCAAACTGAGTTTGGCCTAAACTACCTAAAGCATTAGCACCAGTCAAAGCTGTTTGAAGTCCTTGCATACCAAGGTTGGCACCAAACTGTTGCTGTTGAGCGTTTTGCTGGTTTTGTGTGTTGTACTGTTGTTGCGCTTGGTTATAAGCGTTTAATTGATTTTGCCCCAACTGACGTTGCAACTCTGCGTTTCCTTGGTTACGCATAAGTAAGTCGCCACTACCGCCAAAAGCCCCACGTTGCGCAGCTTGCGCTTGCTGCTGTTGCTGAGCTATTGCCGCATTTCTTCTAGCTGACGCATCCATGACATCCGTAAAAGGATTCATCATAGTGTTGCCTGTTACATTACCCTGTGCATCTCTAGTAGTAGCGTTGCTGTACGCAGAACCAAAATCTGATGGCTTAAATGTATATTGCGCATTAAGCCCGCCAAGCCCAGCCATGCCCGCCAAACTAGTTGCATCTTGCAACTGAGGCGCAGAAGTCATTTGTTGAGCGTAATCGTAAGACTGTTGTTGCAACGGAGAAAACTGTGCAACTTGCTCGCCCGTATATTTTTGATATGGGTTTTGATCGTAGCTTGTAAGTGCTTGAGCACCGCCAAGAACATCTTGCGCAAACGGTGCTACTTCAGGGGCAAAGCCTGTTTGATACTGCGTTACTGAAACTGGATCGGCCATGTCGGCTCCTTATGCGGGAAGGTATTTATCAGCACGGGTATTTTTGGCAACTTTGCCTTTACCCACGGTCTTGCTTCGTGCAGATTGCACGCGGTCCATCATTGCGTAAAGTTTACGCGCACCCGCTTCGGTCGAGCCATTTCCTATTTCAGAAACGATACGAGCAGGGACTACAAATTCGCCATCAGCCAGTCGAGCAGGCTGCTTGTTTCCGATGGTTGCAGGGATTGAATCAGATACGCCATCCCCGGGGCCACGTAGTAAACGTCCACCATCAGAATAACCACCAAGATTATAATGAGCTTGGCCGCCAGCAGCAAATGGAGTTGATGTTTGGTCATCTGTTTGATCCACAGTTGGCATTACTTGAGGAGTTTGCTGGTATGCTTTCATACGAGCGCGGTAATCTAACTCTTGTTTTAATTGCTTAGCTTGCTTAGAACTACCTAAACCTTTTGCGTCTAGTTTGTCATAAGCATTTTGAGCATCTCCCGTCAACAAAGTACGCAATGAATTAGCACTTCCACCACCGGCCAAACCGCCTCCAGCATCATTACTAACTTGATTTATAAGGTTAGCAACAGGCGCGTTTGAATCTATTATATTACCTTTATTGTAATAAGGATTATCTACTACAACACCATTTTTAAAAACTTTTGGGTACTTAGAGAATTGTTTTATTTCATCGGCAGTCGGCGCACTAAAACTAGAGTATGTATTTTTTGGTTTTACATCTGGCTGAGTTTTTGTAGCCGCATATGAACCTAAACCACTTAAGTAGTCGTATGCAGCTTTAGACCCACCCGTATTTTGGTAAGTTCTTGTTGGTTTCAACGTTTGACCAAGATGCCCACCGCCCGCTGTAAAAGCTCTAGTAACAGCGTCTATACCTGAGAACGCGCCATCAGGACGACCGGGTACATTTGACACTACTGTGCGCGTACCATCCGGGTTAGTAATAATATCGCCGGGGGTAGCAATTGAAGTTGTCCCGCCAAGATAGTCTATACCAGTTTTATTGCCAGAACCATAATTACCATACGCACCATTATCGTAGGTTGTAGCGGTAGGTAATTGTGTACCACCGGGTACTACGCCACCTGTGTCTGTTACTTTTGATATAGGAGTTGTGGGGGTAGGAGTTGTAGTTGGAACAGATGCCTTTACAGCATTGTAACGATTGTTAACTTCGTTTTGGCTAAGCCCTGTAGCAATAGATATGTCTTTGGTAGAGATATTATTTTTATCCATAAAGGCTACCCACTCTTTATCCGAAGGAGTAACTTTGTCAGTCAAAGGATCAAATTGCAAAACTTTATCTGCTACTTGATACGCCTTTGCTACAGTATCTTGGTTCCAATAGTCCCCAGTAGCGCCCCATTTAGAGTTAACACCTTTTTCCGCTGCGGAAAACTCAGTTGGTGAAAAACCTTGTTTCATCAGGTCTTGGTATATACCCAATGTGCCTGAACCTTTTTGCGTTGCAGTTGGGTCAACATACTTACCTGCTATACCAGCAATATATTGATTTACTGCGTTTGGATTAGCGTTGTATGTTTTGACTGCCTCGGCAATATTTGCATCTGGGTTAGCTGTAAAAAAGTTTCCCATTTGTGTAGGAGAGTAGTTTGTATACACTGGGGGCATACCCGGATTTTGTCCGGTAGGATACAAAGTGTTTTCAGCGCCCTGTAACATATTAAACCCGGCGGAAGGAGCGGCGGCGGTTGGAGGAGCAGAAAAGCCATAATTTAATCCAGTTATATCTCCGGTGTAGCCAATTGCCTGTGCAACTTGCCTAGCTTGAGCTTGATTAAGGCCAAAATTATTTACAACATCTTGAGCAGTTGTGCCGGGTGCAAAACCTTGTAAACCAGCTTGAATAGCCGCAGTTACTCCTGCTGGAGTATCAGATGAAACAACACTACCGTCAGTTCCACCAGCATATCGTTTAATTTCACCGCCTTCAGCCATACGCATTACAGGCTCATTGTTATACGCCAACTGACCGGCTGGGCCACTTGCGGGATTAGGGTTTTGATTCATTGCCGCGCCGTCACCACCAACTGTAGCAAAACCACCGCCAGCGTAAGCAGCCATTAAACCACCCCTAGCTGCTTGAGCAGGAGCCACTTGAGAACTTACATAATCAGAAATAGATTGGCTACCAAAATCCCCTGCTTTTATAGCGGGAAGATCATAGTATCTATGCGTTGCGGGATCATAGGCTTTAGGTCGAATATATCCGGTGGCAGAACCAGTACCTGTTGGTAATCCAGTCGAGCTATTTTGTCCCATTAATACAGGAGCCGCAGCCATTGCACCATATTGGAGAAGATCCTTTGTAGGCATTGCTTTAAGACCGCTAAGCCCAGCTTTAAATGCTTCACCCGTAGGAAGAGATGCTGGAGTAGCTGCTGTCTGATTTACAAATGAGTCTAAAGGGGTTGCTCTTTGTGCGGCGGCATCCGCAATACCTTTTTCTGCACCGCCTAATAATTCACTTGTACCATAAGCACTGGCACCGGCCAGCAAACCTTTTTGCAGACTACCAGAAGCAACAGTGGTAGCACCACCAACCATGCCCGCTAATTCCAAACCCGAATACGCGCCGCCAGTAGCATAATCTAAAGCAAGCGTAGCAAGAGCCGAGCCAAGGCCAGACTTACCTATCTCGCCTTTTCCCGCAAGAATCCTAACTGGGTTAAAGTCGCCTAAATTTAAGCTCATGGCTGTCTCCTAAATAAGTTCAAGTTTATCATGTTGGGAGGCTTGACACAAATGAAAGTGTAGCCACAACTGAAGCTGTAGATGGTTTTGTAGGTGTTCCCGAAGCTGCGTATGTGGGTATGGTTACAGAAGCGTCGGTAACCGACCAATAAATTTGTATGTAATCCCCAGCCGCCATCTGCACATAGTAGTTCCAACCTGTAATGGTATGAAATGGATCACCGGGATTTTTCCTAGCGGGTAGACCCACTATACCTGTAGAACCCGTAATGTCCACATCATTTTGGCGCAACCAAATATACAAATCATACGGGGCGTTAGCCGAGTTGTCTATCTGTGCGCTAAATTGTAAATTGTAAATACCTGCGTTTTCTGCCGTTATCTTTGAGCCAGACTGCAAAGAAACTTGATTGCTAAAGTCCGTTTGAGATAGCGTCATCAATGTGGCTGTATTGGCTGTTGTCGACTGGCTTGTATAGCTGGAAAACGCACCATAGGGGAAAGCAATAAACTTGCCACCTGCGTTGCCAAAAAGCTCGGATAACGCATTCCTCAACTGATTAAAGTACAGACGCAAGACGTTGGCAAACTGATCCTGATACCGGCGCTCATACTGCTCCGTGCCCAAAGGCAAGTTAGGTACAGCAGGATTAATTATGCGTGGCATTATCTACGTCCGTCAGGTCGAATATCTATACGCGGGGCGCCCAACTGCCAAGTTGTACCTATGCCAGCGGAGTCAATCTTAAATATCATTTGACGACCACGGAAACGGGTATAGATTTGCCCTGTAAATTCTTCAGTAATCACATAAGTGGAACTACCATAAACAGGTTGCGACGCATCACTAGTTGAACCTGAACCGGAATTATCCAAACCATATAACGTCATGGTCACTGTAGGCGTTACACCCGTTGTAGACCCTGAAAAAGTCAAATCGGGTAGTACGCGCCACACAAATGCAAAATTATGGCCATCTCCAATATCAAATTCAGAAGAGGAAATGTATGCAGCAATAGGTGCCGTAGTGCTTGTTGCGTTATCGTCTATACCACTTTCGTGGTTAAGCAAACTACCAGTGGCATCACTAGTATTATATGTAGCCGCTACGGGGTAGTTTTGCAAACCGGAGTCTAGCCAAGCAGTACGTGACATCGTACCGTAGTACCAAATCTTTTCAAGATAATTATATACTACATAAGTATCAATAGTCGTGCTATTAGCAGAACAATAAAACCACCATACTTCATTAAAGCCTTCGTTAGTGCCACAAAATACCTGTTGAGACTGGCCTAAATTAATGTTTTGGAAAATAAAACGGCGCAAGTCACAATTGAGCGTTTGTACTCGACCATCATAAGAATAGAATTTATCTACACCCATCCAATACACAATTCCAGAAGCAATGATCGCAGAATTGGGGCTGATGATAGAGATGTTATCTCCAAGTAATTGTGCTTGCCACACATAAGGAGGCCCAAGGTATTGCAAAGAATACACAGACGAGTCAGTCAAAACCACAATTTCTTGTCGAGTTTGTACGTACGTAACAATTTGTGAACCATGTGATAGTCGGGTATATCCAGCTTGGCTAGTAGCATCTGGTGTCCAGTTGAACGGATCTCCCTGTGCCGACCACCTAATAAGCATGGGATCTATAGTTGAAGAACCGTAATCATTTGTACCCATCACAAGAACAAAACGCGAGGTATCAGAAACAGTTAAGTTGTTCTGTACAACAGGAACGTCAACAATCAAAGAGACAGATACACCAGAACCTGTGGATGACGTATTAACAACATTACCGCTACCATCCAGCAAATTAGAAGTAAGACCGTTTTTGTTGTAAACATAATATGTTACATTGGCTGACATACCAGTAGGCATAGAACCAGATGCTGTAAACTGAATTGCCGCACCTTCGGTATAGTCTACGGTAAAAGTTACTACAGTCGGCGAAGCACTGGTAAATGTAGCCGTACCGCCTAAACTATTGAGAAGAACCCCACGAGTATTTACTCCGCTGGAAGCTTTCCAATAATAAAGACCGCCACCACGGGGGCCAAAAAAAAGATTTTCACCAAAGTTAAATTGATTCCATAACTGAATACTTGTAACAGTAGTTCCACCATTGCCCCAAGTTGTGCCGTATTGACCCCATGTACCAGCACCCCAGCCATTAAAAGGTACTTCAATAGCAGGCCCAGTATTGACTTGATAAGCAGCTACAACAGAACTTCCGCCGCCGGGTGAGCCTGAAGCATCTGTTGAATTAGCCGTAGCGGTAGCTTTAAAAGTAAATGTATTAAGTGTTGTACTAGTAATTTGATATTCTTGGTTAAGTACAGCGGCCGTAATATTGCCACCTAATCCAGTTGCGCCAGTAAATTTTACAAAATCATTGGTAAGCGCGCCGTGTGCCGTAGCTGCTACGGTAATAGTAGAAGAACTTGCAGTCGCCGTAAAAGGGTTTGCCCCTAAAGTTACTGTAGAACGAATAGGTGTAATATCGTAATAAAGCGTTCCGTAGGTTAAGTAAAACTTTAAATTTGTACCGACGCCAATTAAGTTTAAATTACCTAACGTCACCCAATTCCAAAGAGAACGACATACACCTAAAAATGTATTTATAGAATATCGAGTCCAACCGCCAATCTTTTCAGGGTTGCCCTGACGAAATCTAATTTTGTTACATTCATACCACCCGCCCTCGGTTGTATACCGCGTATTTTCACGGTTAACCCCGGGTTTAAATAGTATTTTTTGTAATGGCATGATTTACCTAGGCGTATGGTCTTGTGCCTATTTTATCAATAATAAGCGCTTGCCGTCTAGGTTTACCTGTAGCTTCATTAGTGACGCTAATATGCGTCCATCTGTCAAACTCACGAATGATTTGGTCGAAAGGTATGTCTGATGCAATAACAGCTTTGACTACCTCATCGGGGGTCATATTAGGCACACGAAAATCACAAGCAGCGCCCACGCGATGCTGAGAACGATCAGAGCTTCCAACCGCGTCGTTAACTTGTTTAGACCTAAAACCTGAGTTAACCATAATTGGCTTGCCGCCAAGAAGTTCTTTAACTTGCTCAAGTAGCTCTGCCACACGTTTAAGATTGTTTTTTTCAAGGTCATTAGGTTCATTTTTAAACTCTCTATGGTCGGTTACTGTTAATTCTTCAAGTGAAAAATGGGGGGTTAGTAATGTATTCATTTGGATACAGGTGTTGATTGGTGGATCATAGTATCTTTGGCTTGTGAACCAGAAGATGATCCAAAATAGAAGGATAGAACAAGCATTAATGCACCATCTAAAGTACCCAGTACACGGGCAATTAGTTCCCGCATAGTCGGCTCAATTACATGAGTAAGCAAGAAAAACTGCACTGCCGCCCAAGCCAGCACAATCATAACGGACAAGGCAGGGGGTATGAAACTACCTGTGGTCATCTGCATCTGACGGGCGCTTGCACGGTCTGCTACTGCCAACTTCTCAAAGTCAAGACCCATTTCTTGCGCTCTGGCCTTTAATGCTAACTCTGCGGTTTGGATCGAGGCTATCTGGTCAGCAGATAACTTGCCTGAATTGATGGTGTTTTGGACTTCACTAGGGTCAACCCCTATAGCTTTGGATACTGCCTCAACCGCCATGCCTGCAAGCGGGCCGCCAAGAGCTGTGGCTATCGTGGGTGCTATTGACTTTAACCAATCCATTTATTTCTCCAAATGATATTTAGACTTTTGGTACTCGTTGTGGACGTAGTACATTAGTCCTACAAACTCAAGAAATACAATTAAAATTGCAGCGCATAGCGTTGCTCTAACTTGATACTTTTGAATAAGAAGCCTACGTCTATACGCAGCTTCTGCCACGGCTTTTTTTGCTCACGCTCAACTTTCTCACGTTCTTTTCTGACAACTTCACGCATATCAGCAAACTTTGACCAAAGCCCCGGCATCCCCACCTGATAGATAATCATCTCTCTTAGTTCAGTTTCCATCTGTTGCATCTGCTCTTGACGAAGGACTCGGTTCATTGCTTCTTCGTTGATGGAAATATTTTTGGGTAAAGGAACCTTTTGGGCTTCCTTCTCAGCAACCTTGAACTCATCGTTGTGCGTAAAGAACTTACCCAGATGCTGACTGATGTCGGTGACTATTCCCGATATGTCTTTACCATCTTCCTTAAACTGGTTATAAAGCTCCACGCATTCTCTAATCCCTGCGTGTGCCGCCTTACAAGCAGCAAAGATGGTGATTGGATCCATTACTTCTTCATTTTGCCTAAAGTCTCGGCCAGACGTGCACGCTGCCCCAGTTTCCCGGGTTTTTTTGCAGCGGCGGCTAGCTTCTTTGCGGGAATCGTTTTGCCTTCTTTAACGCCGAGTTCCTTACGCAGGGCACCGGGCTTCTTGATTGCTTTCTGTATCCATTTTTCAGCCATGATAAAACGCCTTTACTTTAGGTTGAATGATTTCTCTGATTAACTCAGCTTCATACTGCGCCATTTCCCATTTAGGGGTAACACGGTAGTCCCAAGTGACAGGAGGAACAAATAGCTTATTGGTATCCTCAAAGCGTCCTTCCTTAATCCTGTCCACCCAAATTAAAAAATCAGCACCGAAAGCCTCACGGCACTCAGGCGTAGGACAAACAAAGTCAGCAATAGAATGAGCGCCATACTTACTTGTAATATCGCACAAGTGCCCCATACGTCTGGCTTGCTCAATCCTATCTTCTGGGGAAAACCCTAAGTCTTTGTTGATGTGTTTTCTAATGTCATCTGCATTGAAATGAGCGGCTTTTAACTCTCTAGCTAAACACTCAGCCAAAGTAGTTTTACCCGCCCCGGGCAAGCCCATGATTAAAATTTTCAACTTAACGCGTCCAATTGCTCATGCGTTGTGCAAACATCAACCGCTTCATTTTTTGCAATTAATGTTTGACGGGCTGACTCAATCACCGCAAGGTCACAAGTCAAAGCATTTTTTGTTTGTTCATTCACAACTTCTTGGAATATAAACTGCGCATTAACTTTTATGCCAGACTTGCGATCATCTACGCTAATGTCAAATGTGCCGTACACGATTTCCACAGGGTCTTTTGAAATATCAAAAGTATGGGCAGTATAACCTTGACGATTAGGTATAATTGTAGGGCGTATTTCAATAGCGTTTTTCCAGCCATTGTTACCAACTCCTTCTGCTGGTGGGGTGTCCCAACAGTCTTTAACTTCATCGTTTTCAATTCGTACATATAAAGACATAAATGCTCCTTGCTATTAAAAATTTACGATACCATTTTTAATTCTACTTTGTTCTTATTTAATTTCCCTTTAATTTTATTAAAAGGAATTTCCCATTCGCCAAATACTTCTTGCCTAAAAAGCGTCATACTGTCATAGTACGGTGTCTTATTTCCGTCCAAAGCATACAAGTAATAACCCATTACAGGTATTACTACCCAAGTCTCGATACCCATCGCAGCACTCAAATGACTCACAGATGTACAAGAACTAATAACCAAATCACATAAAGCCACCGCATTTCTGGTATCTTCCCATGTATTTAGTGATACTTGTTTTACCCAAGTTGGGCAAGCATTTGCGCCCTCATCTCGCTGTAAAGAAATGAACTCATAGTCTGCGCCCTTGACCGCATCAAACATCAACTGATAAGGAAAGCGCTTGTTATGGTCATCTTCAAATTTAGAGCTACCTTGCCATCTCAAACCAATACGTTTCTTGCGTCCTTTAATGACGTTGGGCTTATGGATATAAGCGTCCCCTCTCAAGTCAGCCATCTCATAACCAATATACTGAGGAAAGGTCATGCCGTAGCACCAGAAGTCGTGGTAAACGCCATACTCAGCGCCAACTTGTACTACAGCCGATACGCCGTCAATATCAGAAAATAGTCCAGCCAACTGCCCAGAACAGCAAACTACAACCTTATTACCCCGGGCTACCAAGTCTCTTGCGTACCGAACCTGATGAATCTGGTCACCTAACCCGTGATCGCAGTATAGAAGAATAGTACCTTTTGTCTTGCCGTCCCATTCAGGTGCAGGAGTATCTGGTTTGCGTTCTCCAATAATTCCACAGTAACGACCTCTATCCATTTGCTTGTAACCCTCACCGATATTCCCTTGCTTTAAGAGGTACCACGAACGGTTGTAGGCTGCACGGTGATCTGTTGGGCGTTCTGCGTGAAGTTTTTCAGACAGTCTCCAACCTTCAACAAAGTCACCCATCTTGCCTGATGTGACTTGTAAATCAAGGTCATCTAATTCAGGCACGGTTCTCTCACCATTATTCCAAAATTCGGGTTGGCAAAATTGGTTGTAATGGTGCTTCAGCAAATCCTTTGCTTTATCGTCATGCTGTTTTGCCAAGACTGGTTTAACATTGTGCATGCCAGCATATCCATGAATATTCTCATCATCTTCTTTAACAGATGAACCATCAATGTTGGAAAAGTCGTAGTCATAGTCTGGTAGCCCCAAGAACTCATGGATTCTATTTAATTCTTTTTCTGGGTTAGCAATTAAATTATCATATACTACAAACAAAAAATGTTCAGGCATTGCAACATAACCTGCCTCAAGTGAAATATATGAAGCCTTCAGATGATCTGCTAATTGGCCTGAATACATGAAAGTATCCAAGTCATCTGGTTTAGCAACACGGATAAAAGATGCCATACAATCTACTACGGGACGAACAGTAGCAACCACTTTACATGGACGACCAAGGACTTGGTTCATTGCGCTCATTATTTGTGGGATGGGCCATCCACGGGACTTGTCAATGATGATTGGTTTATCTGTATCTTCATAGAAAGCATCAATACAACCACGCATGGTCTGTGCTAATTTATTTCTTTGTGGATCATTTTCGTTAAGGAGACCAGCAGAGTGCCATGTATTAGCAAGACCATCAAGTGCATGAACTAGACCCGAGGTAGTAGATACATGAGTTTGTGGATTTTGATTTAGAATAGCCGCCAATACGGTTGATCCTGAACGAGGAATACCAGATAAAAAATGTAATGTTTTATTCATACGAAGCCTTCATAATTGTATTTATACACTTGAAATTGCAACAGTATGATATTGTCCACACGATAAGGATAACCAACTTGTTAAAGATCCAACTTGTTTAGGTGAAGAATAATTTGTTATATTTCCTATTCCTATCTGCCCGTTGTCGTTTGTGCCCCAACCCCACAATGTTCCATTTGTTTTAGTTGCAGCAACATGATCCCCACCAGTTTCAACTCGTGACCAATCTGCTGATCCGCCAACTTGGACAGGAGATGAATAATACCCTGTATTATTTAAACCTAATTGACCATAATAGTTGTAACCCCAGCCCCATAATGTATTGTTAGTCTTAACAGCCAATGATGACCGCTGTCTTGAAGATACTTGTGACCAATCTGTTAATGCGCCAACTTGAATAGGAGACTTGACACCGGCATATGTAGTATAGCCCAGTCCTAATTGACCAGTATTATTTTTACCCCAAGCCCATAAAGTACCGTCAGTTTTAATAGCAAGAATAGTCGAATATGTACTACTAGTTGTTTTTGACCAAGTTGTTAATGCGCCAACTTGTACTGGTGATGAATAGTAACTGGTATTACCACGCCCTAACGTACCATAAGCTCCAAGGCCAAAAGTCCATAAAGTACCATCAGACTTAATTGCTGCACTTACAAAACCCCCCGTTGTTACTGACACCCAAGTGTTTAATGAACCAACTTGTTTAGGTGAAGAATAATTTGTTGTATTTCCTAAACCTAATTGACCAAACTGATTTTGTCCCCAAGACCAAAGAGTACCATCAGATTTTACTGCTAGTGTTGAACTATAAGATGTTGCTACAGATAACCAATTTGTTAATGAACCAACTTGTTTAGGCGAAGAATAATATGTTATGTTTCCTAAACCTAATTGACCTCTATAGTTTACTCCCCAACCCCATAATGTATTGTTATCTTTCCTAATTGCCATAGTATAAGCATCACCAGCAGATACAGATAGCCAATTGACTGTAGAAGAAACTTGTTTAGGTGAAGAATACCTAGTTCTATTGTTTAAACCTAATTGACCATACTGGTTGTTTCCCCAAGAATAAAGATAAGATGGTGATGCCGTCGTAATACTATTACTTGCAGAACTTGATGCGCTGTTTCCTGCTGAGTTGGTTGCGTACACAGTAAATGTGTAAGATGTTGATGGACTTAAACCAGAAATAGTAATAGTACCTGAACCTGAAGTAGCCAACGTGCCCGTAATACCACCGGGTGAAGACACCGCTGTGTAAGACGTAATGGTTGCACCACCATTTGAAGACGATGCTGTGTATGATACAGTAGCTGTGGATGTTCCAGTTGCAGTTGCTGTACCAATTGTAGGTGCGCTTGGAACCGCCGCAGCTACTGTTGCTGTTGTGTTTGAATTTGCTGAGACACTGCTAACTGCGTTTGTTGCAGTTACTGCACAATAAATTGTATTCCCTACATCACCCGCAACTAATGTGTAAGTACTTGATGTAGCTCCACCGATAGATGTGCTTGGGCTTCTGTACCATTGGTATGTGTATGTGGGGGCTGGTACACCTGTCCATGTTCCGTTTGTTGTACTTAATGTTTGTCCAAATGTAGCCGTGCCAGAAACGACGGGCGCTACTGTATTGGCAGGTGGGGAGCTATAGCTACCCCCAGTAAAAGCATTAAGTATTCCGCTCATGTTACATTAGTCCCTGTAAGTAACCATTGAGTTGTACCAACTTTAACACAGTTTGCTACACCGTATTGCGCCAAAGTCCTAGAGCCTGTACCACCACCTTGCGCCCAAGTTAAAGTATCTGTGTTAATTGCAATTGTCACATTGTTTGCTGACATATTGATAAATTGAATCACCGTTCCCAGAGGATATGCCACGGAAGAGTTGGCGGCTATGGTGAACGTCCTAGCATTTGCATCGCTTGCGGGGTGAAAAATACAGTATCCTGAGTCAGCTAAAACAGTTGTATATGCTGTTGATTGACTATTCTGAGGGATATTTAGATAGCCCGTACCATTAGTTGTAATTGATGATGCCTTAGCATAGTCGGCTGTGACGGTGTTGTAATAGACAAGGGCTGTTTCACCAGCGGCAATTGATACCCCTGTACCGCCAAACTTTTTAATTGTGATTGCATATCCACCTGTTGTACCATTCGTAATAAGATACGATTTACTAAGCGCTGGGGCAATAATATTTCTTGCTGCTGTTCTTGCGCCTGACAAGTTAAGAATGTAAAACTGCGATATTGCCGTTGATGTAGTTGTTGTAGTAACAGAAGTGGATGGAAAGCTTGATCCACTATAACCATTAGAGACAGATAAAGTAACATCACCGTCATAAGTAATGTTGTTTGTACCCGCGACGGAAATATCTACAAGGATTGTAAAGCCGTTGTTTACATCATCACCCCATACTCCAGATTCTGAACCTGTAGTCGGCTGGTTTAACCCCAGCAACGTCGTATTTGTATATGCCATTTAACGCTCCTAAATTGTAGAAATCAACGTCCAAGTTGTTGATTCTGAATCATCAACATTTTGCCATGTAATAGATTGGCTGTCATCTATTAACTCCCAATATTTACGCCCATTTTCCGTTACTACCAAAGCCATTGTTTCCGTGTCACTAGCGGTATAAGCAGTTATAGCAGCAATTTGTTCTGCAATGGTGGCAAATTCTGCCACCGCCCCTTGGGTTGTCCATTGTACTGTCTCTGTTTCTGTCAATACCCCAGACTCACTTCTATTTACGTTGTAAGCCGTTGTTGCCGTTGGCGTGTCCGTAATTGGGTTAGTTTCTGAAACAGCCGCATTAAGGTATGATCCTACTGCTTCACTGTCTGCTATTGCCGCAGTTTCTGTTCTAGAAACCGCCATAGTCAAAGCAACAGACTCAGTTTCAGTTATCGGGTTAGTCTCCGTTACAGAAGCCGCTATAGTCAATGCAACGGATTCTGTTTCTGTAATTGCTGCGGTTTCGCTTACAGATGGTGCATAAGTTACTGCAACACTTTCTGTATCTGTAGCAGCGGCTGTTTCCGTTACTGATACCCCCATTGTTAAAGCAACAGTTTGAGTATCAAAAAAAGTTCCTACGCCACCCCAGCCAAAACTACCCCAAGTACTTGTTCCCCAACTTGTATTTGCACTTACATTTTCAGTAACTGACCCACTAAATACTTGCCCCCCGCCAATAGCATCTGTAAGGGCCGTTGTTTCTGCTACAGACACTGCCATAGTCAAAGCAACTGATTCAGTCTCAGTTACCGCCGCTGTCTCACTTATAGAAGGCGCATAAGTAACCGCAGCTGATTCTGTTTCTGTAGCAGCGGCTGTTTCCGTTACTGCTACATTAGCTGTAAAAGCTGCTATCTGACTATCAGTTACCGCAGTTGTTTCCGTTAAAGAGACAGCAAGTGTTAGGGCTACCGCTTGAGAATCTGCAATAGCGGCTGTTTCGGAAACGCTATCACTAAAGGCTGTTATTCCACCCCAGCCTAAAGCCCCCCAAGTATTGTCGCCCCACGCGGCTCCAGCCATGATTAGGTCAATGTAGCAGTGTAAGTTACAGCAATAGTGTCACCGGAAACAACTGATTTGGAACTAGAGAAATCTCCAGCAGAGAACAAAACGCCAGTTGTTGTGTCTTTTGTTGCGCTTCCACCAATGTTAATAAAGCATCCTGCAACTGTTCCTGTTCCAGTAATACTAAAAGTAACTACTGCTGAAGTTGTTTTTGAACCTGAAGACGCAGCACTAAAAGATGGGGCAGGGCGATTGCCAGAATATGTAGGAGCATTAGCCAAACCTACTTCTAGCCATGTTGCATGAGAAGTCATGGTGTCAGCAGCGACCGCTGTTCCAGTACCTTTTAGTCCCATAACAACTGCGCCTTGTGCAGAGTTACCAAGAATACCGTCTAACGTAGCGTTCTTACCAACTGTTGTAACTACGTTGTGAATATCTTCTTCCCATTTAACTTCGCCAGTTGAATTGTAACAAACGGCTGTGTAATAGCCTTCAATGGCCATTGAATCGTTTGGTTGTGTGTTATAACCTGTAGAAACTACAAGCGTATCTGTTGCGGTAATTTTGTCGTTCATGGTTGCTCCTTTAAGCCAATCTAATTAAAGCGGAAGAATAAGTATTCGCGGGCATTTGCACCGTGAACGTCGAATTGGAAGTTTTGTTACTGCCAAAATCTATTACAGCAATAGCCAATCCATCAGAATGTCTGTAGATTAAAGCGCCACGAGCCGTAATTGCTCCTGTCCATTGCGGTACTGAAAAATTAATGAATATGATACTACCAAATGACGTTGTTTGTGTACCAATAGATGCAGTTATTTGTTGCCCACCAGCAGCGTAATTGCCTCCTGATGCTTCACCCGTCGTTGTATACGCAGCGGTAGTTTCGTCTAACGTAGCAGAATTTGTATACAACGCCAAATAAAAAACATCCGTGGCAAAGTTAATCGAGCCATTGACTAACCCGGTACGCAGTGTATTGCAGGAGTAATTGCCCGTGAATGCCATTAGCCCACCTTCTGCCTATATTGCCCAGAACGATAAGCGTCTTGACGCTCCATTCCATCGCCCAAACGTTTAGCCAATGATAGCGCTTCCATGTATTTTTGGTTGTACAACTGCATCATGTCGGCTTCACCTTTCATGTAGGTGTAAGCTTCAACCAAAGAGCCATATAAAAGCACGGAATCAAAATTATCCCCAAGCCAAGTCTGGCCGCCGGAAACTGTTGTAATAGAATCGGGATAATAGTAATAATGCAATTCAGCGTAATATCCAGCAGAATCTGGAGTAGGCCCAAGAATAAAAGTTAATTCGTTGGTAATCGTACTACCAGATACAGTTGGCCCAAACAAAGCATAGTATTTAGGCGTTCCATAATCTGTTGGATTTGGGTAACACTCACGAATAAAATTTACATCTTTGTTTAACAAATATATGTAGTTGCCCCCAGATTGCGGATAAATGGCTAGGGAATAAACCGCTAAAAAATCATTTGGGGCTGATAAATATTTATTTTGTGCAGTCAAAACCCCTGTCATGTTTTTACGTAATGATGGGAATTGGACTGAATTGTATATACGTTGCTCAGCCTGCGTAATGAACACAGGAATCTCAGCAACAAAATTTGCTTCGGTATTCTCTGTATACGCACTTATTGCAGCGCTGAGCTGGGTATAGTTCATGCCATTGGGCCTCTTGCCATCACACCTTTAGTTGCACATCCAGTACCACGAATCTTGATACCGTCAGTTTTAACAGGTTTGTAGTTACCTTTGCTAATAAATCCAACAGCAGGATTCATCTCTTCCATAACTTGAGCGCCAGACTTATAAGTAAGTTCACCAGAAACTTTTTTACCAGTCATAGTATGGGGAGGGGCATAAACAGAAGCAGATCCTACTTCTTTGCCGCCTATTTTTTTACTGAATGTAGCCATTATTTGCCCCTTCCAGTATTGCGTTGATTCATAGCACGAGCTACGTTGCGGCCATATTTTTTCATTTCCATGCTTGTCACGCCACCTTTTTTGAGCTTGGACAAATTAGTACCTTTGCCGCCTTTGTGCTCTTGCATATCGTGTTGTTTAAAAGCCTTCTTGATGAGGGCTTTGTCTTGTTTCATGTCTTCTTTATCCATGATAAATCCTTTATGTTGTTGCTACCGTTACTGTACCCAATTGTATGGTTAAAACCAAATTATTTGGTGTTAAACCAGTATCAAAACCACTTGCTCCACCAATAGGATTCCAACCCCACTGAAAAATTCGACTTCCGCCTTCTGGAGAACCTGCTTGGTTTACCGATGTAGAGTTTCCAAGCTGGATTTGCAACCCGTTTAGACCTGAAAGAGTATAGCTTCGATCTGGACGAGGATTACGCAAACCTTGTGGATCATCTACAGGAAACTCACCTAAGTGTAACTGTGGCTGATCTGGATCCCAACACTCTTTACAAACCAACAAGTCGTAATTTTTACCCTTGATAACTTCTTTACGCAATTCTTTGAGCTTAAAGCGCTGGTCACAACGATCACATTCAGCAATCGCCCATTTGCCAGAAGCAAACCGATTACCCATTTACGTTCCCCCGATAAACTGCTGACGGGGTACAAACCTTAACGATGCTTTCTCGTGATCCTCATAAGCCGCTAACTCCCAAGCCTCATCGTATTGAGACTTGAGAATCTGTAATCTTTCCATTCCTTCTGGTATTTTACCAGCAACATAGTATGCTAAGCCAGCAGCCATGCAAGGGATAAATCTAAACGGTACATCCATAACATTCACACCGCTACCCGCATCTTGGGTACGACGTAAACGCCAATAAACAAAGGTGTACTGTTGAGAAGAATCTGGAGTCGGCCAAACGCTAATAGCGGGGACTTGTTGCCAATACACTACTGCATTCGTCGTATGACCAACGGCAATTGTATTTTGCTGCCCACGGAAACAATTGTTTAGCGTACCGGAAACGGCATTTGTATTTTGGGTAATATAGCCGTAATTGATAACCTCATTATCAATCTTAATAAATCCGCCGGGGGGTAACCCTGTCACATTGTCAATTGAAATTGTGCTACTGGTCGATGAAATATCCGCAGTTAACTTAGCATTGACTATGGAGGTTTGCGAATTAAAACGCTGAATCCAAACTTGAATTGGTCTAGCTTGTTGCAATTTGTTTGGCAACGTAGCATATGTAGATACAGAAATCCTAGTAATAGTCAAGTCGGCTTGGTTGGAAATACTATTAGCCTGTGTACGAATCACATGCTCAAGAAGATCTATGGTGTCGTTAGGGAGTGCGTATGTGTTTTGGCCGGGAGTAAGAACAATCTGTCCTTCCTCAATAGTCCACATATTAATGCCACGGTTTGCCCACTCAGCAAACATAATATTTAAACTGCGAGTTGCAGTGCGTAAATCATAACCCGTGCGTAACTCACGCCCAGCGCGTTCAAACGCCTCTTCTACTAGCTCATCTAGTTGAAGATTAAATGACGTTGCTCCAGACGTAGTGGCCATTATCTAAATCCTGCTGTTTTCTTTGCAATTGTTTTAGGTTGCGCTACAAACTGTTTCCCTGCTGCTTTCCCCGCACGTTTAGCACGAGTAGTCGCCGCATATTCTGCGGAGGATAAAGACTTAATCGCCGCATCTGGTAAATACCGTTCACCTGTTTTACTAGATGGCTTTCCACTCTTGGTACGCCATTTCTGGTCGCCCCAGTTTTTGAGGGATTGCTGCGGTGCTTTCAATCTCTGTAGCCTCCACCTGCTGCTTTATATCTCTTGGCTACAAGCTGGGCTTTACGTGCTGACCATTGGCCTGCCCCTGTACCTTGGGTAGCAGCAGCTTTTACTTGGGCCACAATCCGCTTACGCAGACTTGGCTTGGTGTAATTACCAGCGGCATTTACTGTTCCGCCATCAGCGTACTCGGTAAAATCGGTGTCATCCCGGCGAGATTTTGTCTTCGCCTTGGGCATCTTAGATGCACGGATAGCGCCCATGCCGCGACTGGCCATCATTTTTTGTACATCCCGCCGCCACACATCTTTTTTACTGCATCCATCTTTAGTTCATGCCCAGCAGCGTGTTTACCATAATGTTCACTATGATGTACATGCCCTCCGCTCTTCATGTTCTTAGATGCAGCAGTGTAGGCTTTTTCAGCTTGTGCAGCTTCTTTAGCCTCAAGTTGTGCTTTACGCATATCGTAATGCTTTGCAGGCGTTACGTATTCTTCATTGGACTCATCGGTGCGTTGTGGGTTTAAGTACCCACGCCCAGCTCCAGCGTTTTTAGGCATCATAATTTAGCACATCTTTCCACGAGTTTTACCCCGTTGAGCAATACCATCAGCACGGCTAGAAGCACTAGACTTGGTCATGCCACCCTTTTTAAGTCCAAGCGCTTCACGAAACCGTTGATTAACTGAACGAGTATCGGTTGTAGTACCACTTTTAGCCTTGTTACGAGTTAACGCAGCGCGTTCTGCTAAAGACAATTTAGTTTCGTCAATGGGGGCAGTAGATGTACTAGTTTCTTTGCTTGTAGTCGTAGGTTCACTAGGTGCGCTAGCTTTAGTTGTAGTCGAAGCGGACTCACCACGAGGTTTCAAACCCTGTTGCTTATTCATGTACTCACGTAAAGTTAAACCAGACTTGGCTAGTTCTTCTTTAGTAACTACTTTAGGCTTGTCGCCGCCGTAGTTAATTGTTTTTTCGCTTGAAACAGTCTTTTCTGGAAGGCTAGGCGTAGCGCTACTAGGTTCTGTTTCTTTTGAAAAAGAATCCTCAACTACGTTGCCGTCAGCGTATCTTTTAACTTTAGCCATGATTAACTCCTAATTAGCAGGCTTTGCCGCCCATTTTCATTTTAGCCATACCGCCTTTTTTCATGCCAGAAGTGGTACTAACTTTAGTGCCGAGCACTTTGCCGCCAGCCATTTGTGGCATTCTAGCTTTAGTATGACCTTTTTCTTGGACGCTATGTTCGCCATGAGCACGTTTGCCACCAGCTTTAACACCACCCATTTTTTCCATAGTGAGACCTTTGCGCTCACGGGATTTGTTTGACATAGTGGTATCTCCGCCAGAACTCATTTTCTTTGTAGCCATGATACGGCCTCCTTCTTTAAAAAGTTGTGATTTGCCATGCCGAGTTTCCGGCTTGTTTACTTTCTGAAGATCGGGACGGCCCGCTGTAGGGGCTTTAGCAAACTTCATTCCTTTATCTGCTTGCGCAAATTCTTGTCCTACAGACTGAGGAATCCCCATCTGTTTTGCTTTGGCAGGGTCATTAGCAACCATTGCCATTAAGTTGTGTTGTTTAAGAGAACTACTGGGCATCGGGTTTTCTCCAAGCCTTGACTGTATCGGTTTCCCATATACGCAAGCACAACCACACAATCGTTAACAAACCACCAATGAGTCCCACAATAGGTGGAAACCATTCCATAAAACCGCCCAGTCCTATGACTACTGCGGCTCCATCGGTCATTACTTTTACGTCGTGGTTGTTCATTTAGCAGTTCCATGCCCGCAGGCTTTTGTTAATCCGGCTGTTTGGGTCTTTCGCTGTTTTCTCTGAAGTCAACTTCGCTTTCATCCCTGACATTCGGGCGCAGAACGATTTCTTTCTTGAGCCGCCCTCGGGTTGTGGAGGTTTTAAATTCATCCCTTGCTTCTTTGCGGATGCTCTTCCTTTGGCGTTCAACCCGCCGTTCGGATTCTTCCCTTCTTTGCGTTGCCATGCAGGTGACTTAGCCATTATGTGCTTCCTGCATCTACACTGTTTGCAATCAATACACCGCCAATGTTAATCCCTACAGTTGTTGCCGTTGTTGCGCTAGGTGCAATCTGCCATTGGACATCTGTACCAGCAGGATAAGCAAAAGGGAACGCGCGAAGAATATTGTATTGCTGCACAAATGGTGTATTTAAAATAACTCTGCGTACCAATGTTGCGGAGGTATTTAATCCTTGGTTGTATTGTGCAACAGCCCTGTATGTGCAATAGTTTGCGGTATTGCCTGTAAATGAACTATTTGCAGTAAACCTTGTTAATTGCAAAGTATTGTTTGCTGGAACTGTATACACCGCCATTTGTGATGTACCAGCACTAACCGTACTACCATTAAAAGTAGTCGTATTAATTTGAGCATATACAACAGCGCCAGAAGTTGCTGCTTGATTTTGCAAAGTAACCGTACCTGTTGGCTGAACTGTGGTAGCCAAAGAAACAGAAATATTGTTAATTCTCCAATATGTCTTAGCTGTTACTACACCAGTACCTGCTGTTCCACCTAAAGCAAGAGTTTCAGATATTAACTTGTAGTTTGCATCTAAACCTGTAATTTGAATTAAAGCACCAGAATCTCCAGCGCCTACTGTACTCGCAACATACATCTGCTGTGCGGATGTTGGGAATACATAATTTGTAGAAGGAGAGTTTTCCCACATGGTAACAAACAGGCCCGCTGTTGTCCCAGTTGTGCCATACCCAAAAATATTTAATGGTGTATGGTAAGCAATCTGCCCGCGAGATACCTGCAAATCAAAAGGTTCGTATCGCCCCCTTTGACTTACAGATGATGGTGTTCCATTAAGTGCCATTATCTATTCTCCAAAATAGGAGCCGAAGCCCCTAGTATTTATCAGGCTTGTGAATATGTTGGGTTAGCAACGCCATCTGAACCACGAACAACATATTGGCACGTAATCGTAGCTGCTCCGCCACTAGCTGTACCAGCACAAGCGTAAATCACTTGAACGATTAAGTCAGTTGAGCCTACATTCAAAATTGTGCCGATCTGCGCAGCGGTCAAAGTAACTGTTGCACGGCCTGTAGACAATGGTGTAGTCGTAGCGCCACCAACAGTAGCCAATGAAGAGCCACCAGAAGTTTGGATAGTAATGGTGTTTCCTGTTGTACCAGCATAAGCAGTGGTAATGTCAACAAAGAAATTAGTGATTTGTGCGCCTGCTGGGATAACAAACAATGTGGTAGCTGTTGTATCGCTAACAGTTGTTGTGTTTGACTGAGTTACAGTCGTTGCGCCCATGTTGCGGATAGTACCAGCAGTTGTGCCAGTAGTGTTTTTGACAGTGCCCAATAACCAAGGGCCTAGGTGAGTTGCGAATCCCATGAGGATCTCCTTACATACAAGTTAAGTGTATCAATCGGTATGTCGTCTGCCGGGACAGTTTGATACACCGGAAAGCCCGGAATAGTTATAATATACACGGCTTTTAAAATTTGTCAAGGATATTTATGCCCTACAAAGACCCGGCTGTATTAAAAGCCAAGCACAAAGAATACTCTAAAAAACATTACGAAAAACGTAAAGCTGAAGGCAATATACGTTTAAAAAAATCAAACCAAGATAAAAAGAAAGCGTGGCGGGAGTTTAAAGAAACTTTATCTTGCTCCCAATGTGGTATCAAACATCCAGCGGTTATTGATTTCCACCATACAGACCCAGCAACAAAAATAAAAGGCGTGCATGAGTTTGCGCGTATGGGGTCGTATAAAAAAGCTTTTGCGGAAGTGGAAAAATGTATCGTATTGTGTGCAAATTGCCACCGTATCTTACACTATGAGCTACACAAAAAGAAAAAGAGGGCCGAAGCCCTCTTGGATCACTCTTCTTCAGCTTCGTCTTCAGACTCTTCGTCCTCGTACTCAACCCACTCTTCATTCTCTTCATCAAACCAGAACCAAGCTTCAAATTCTGTGTCAAATGTCCAAGC